CGGAGCGAACGCGCGCCAGTTCGCGGCGAGCATTGCTGCGGGCGATGATGATTCGTGATTCCAGCATCTTGTCGCCGATGCACTCCAGGCAAGCGTTCTGTCCGTCGATGGTGATTTCGAGCGAGCGGATCTGGAACAGCAGCAGGGCGCGGCGGATGGCGTTGAGTAGGGATTTCATGGCTATCCCCTTACGCGGCCAGCTTCTTGGTGGTCACTTCTTTGACCAGGAATCCAAGAGCGCGGATGTTGTCCAGGTCATTCGCGTCGAGCGTCTTTTTGCCGGAAATCTTGGTGAACAGTTCGGCCGCTTCGTTGGCCGGGTAGATCAGGTCATTTCCGAAGACGTTGCGGATTTCGACATTCACGGCCGAGCGCAGCAGGAAGAACGGGTTATTCGTGTTGTAGCGATCAACGATCTCGTCGCGGAAGGCTTCAATCGTCGGGTCGCTGTCGTCGTTCAGGGCGAAGAGCCCGATGCGCGCTACTTCGATCCCGCTCTCGTCCTCGATGTTGTTGCGGTAGCAGCCCTTGCGAAGAATCGTCGGCAGCTTCAATTCGTTGGCTTTCATTTCTATCTCCTTGATTTACATCCCACGAACAAATCTTAGCGCACTAAGAATTGATTGGTCAACAATTATTTAGCACACTAAACTTTATGGCGAAAAAAAACCGCCATTCGGCGGCTTGCTTTGCGTTGTGACTGCTTTAGTCAGGTTGCCACATGCTGCGCTTGGCGATGGCGCATACGAAGTGAATCACCTCAATATCGGCCAGTGGTATCGCTAGTTTTCCGTGGGATTCGTTGATCGAAAGAAGGTGCAGGGTATCGTCACGAACATAGAGCAGCTCCTTGACCATCACGCGACCATCTTTCGCTCTGACGAGAACCTCATCGCCTGGAATGGGTTGGTGGTCTGGCTCAACGATGACGAACTCACCATCCTTGATGCGCGGCTTCATGGAATCGCCCTTGCAGCGTAGGGCGTAGGCGTTGGATGTCTTCGCGGCAAACTCGATGTGCCCATCACCAAAGCCTGCAGGGGTTTCAAGTTCGGCCCAGTAGCCGTTGTCGCCTAGTTGCGCTGTTCCTACCACGGGAATTCTTTGCGCCCGTCCAAGTGCCGGCGCTTCCTCCGCATTGGATTCTGCGCCCTGCCGTTGCGTTTGGGTATTTGACGAAGGTAATAGCCACTTGCGATGCGGCGGCCCATCATTGACCCAATCAGGGTTGTACCCAAGATTTGCAAGCCTTGTAAGACCCTTGGCGCCAATTTTCGCCACAGAAAGTGGGTCTGATATTTGGCTTATGCGTCCGCTGGATAGCGACAGCAGTTCTTGAAAGTAGGTGCCTGGAACGGGGGCCGAGTGGCCCTGATCTTCGGCAATTTCCAGCAGGCGCAAATAGACGGGATTCATGGTTGGCATCCTAAACGCTACGGCGCTTAGTGGACTTGCAGAACAAATCTTAGTCGGCTAAGATTCGCGGCATGGACGCAAACAAAATCATTGATGCCCTCGGCGGAACGGTAGAAGTCTCCCGTCTGTGTGAGGTTACGGACGGCGCCGTTTCGCAATGGCGAACTGCCGGGATACCAAAGCCGCGCCTGATGTATTTGAAACTGCTGCGGCCGGATGTCTTTGCAGATTCCGATTCCGAGTCGATTCCGCCTGTCACGGTCGACGCCAAAAACCAGCCGATTTCCGAAGACAGAGAGGCGGCTTGATGTCCGGCTCAGCAGTCGTTGTAGATGCCAGGGCCGGCCGGCGAGCAGTCGGTTTCCGAGCCGCTTCTGGAGCACCCATTGCCGCCCGACAGGAAGGCGAACACAACGACAACCGCCGCGGCGCCTTTCGCAATGTCCAGCGCCGATCTGGCGGTCATCTTCTCTTCGTTGGCGAGCGCAAAAACGAATATCGCCACGAAGCAGGCGGCGAATTGCCACCAGTTTTCCAGCACGGCATGGATAAACGACATGCTTCATTCCCCCTTCGGTTGATTCTACCAGCATGACAACAGCCCTTTCCCGATCCGGATCCACCAGCCCGCTGGGCAAGCTCTCCTACGAGACGAAGGTGCGCGTTGCCGAGTCGGTCGGTGAAGAGCTTGAGCGCCAGGCCCGCGACCTCGGCCTGAACGTCAGCGAGTACATCCGCGAAGTGCTGACTATCAAGGCGATGGGCTATGACCATGTACGCAAGCTATACCAGGATCGGCTTGAAATGGTGGCCGGAACCGGGGCGGAAAGGGGCGTGAAGTGAGCGCGCCGAACAAAATCAACGGCCGCACGCGCGAAGAACTGGAGCGCATGTGCCAGGGCAAACACCGCTGGGCGGACGAACTTTCCGCCCGGGCTGGGGCGCTGGGATCGCTCGAACAACGGCCCGAAACCGGGCGCCTTTTTACCTACCGCTGCCCGGTGTGTCGCGGCTTTCATCTGACCCGGAGCAAGCAGCGCGGCCAGACGCCTGTGGCGCTCGATAACTGCGAGGCTGCTGCATGAAATCAATCCCATCCTGCGTCTCCTGCAAGTATTCGTCGCCGAGCGTTGCCTATCCGCAGGTGCGCTGCAACATCAAGGGCGGGTTCGTGGCGCCGCAGTTCAAGTGCGGGCATTTTGTGGTGGTGGTGAAGGCATGACCTACGAAAAAATCCTTTCGATTCTCAAGCCGTGGCACGACGCAATGCAGGAATGCGATGCGCGTATGGATGCGCTATCCGACCTTTGCGGCCCGGTTGACGAAAGCCCGCTAGGCAACGCGGTATTTGGCCTGATGGGCGATTACACGAAGACGATAGCCAGTGCCATTGATTGGGATCATGCGGCGCTTGAGGACTGGTGGTGCTCGCATAACTTCGGTGAGCGCTCAATGTCGATTCGCCTGTGCGGAGAACCGTTTCGCGAGATCTCAACCATTGAGCAGTTGGCGCAGTTGATTGCTGACGATCACGCAAAGGCTGGCTAATGACGACGCCAATCATCAGGCTTAATCCAGCCCCAAATACAAGCATGACACCCGCCCAAGCACTTCATTCCGCGATTGCCGATGCCGAAAATGGGTGTGGATTACAGGACGTGCTGATCGTGGCCTATGACGCCGATGGCTGTCTGTATATACGGTCTAGCAAGATGACGTGTGCCGAAGCGTTTTTCATGGCGAACAAGGCGATGCGCTGGGCCGAGTCAGGGGGCGAAGAATGACCGACCTCTACAACCGCTGCCTGCCGTACAGCCAGGATCGTTACCGCCAGGAAACAGCCAAGCGAAGCCAGATGATCGGCGCTGGCAGCACACCCAAGAAAACCAAGTGCGTGCGCTGCAAGGTATGGCGCACAACGGAAACCGGCAAGGAGACGGACAAGGGATTTGTCTGCCACGGGTGCCATAGCCCGAGGGCTGTTGCATGACCCTATCCCTTGCCATCGCGCAAATCCAACTGCGACCGCAGTACCACCCGAGCTATTCAATCGAGCCCAAGGGCGAATCCGGCCGGCCGATCTCGAAACTGCGCATCGCTCGCAAGCAGCAGTTGTACGAAATCAGCGTACGACTCGGCGAGGCCGCGCACGCCGACATTCTGGCCGAGATACGCAAGACAGATTCGAGAATCGGAAAGGACGACGTGCGCAAGATGCTGAATGAGTTGATCACCGACAAGCGGATGGGCAAGCGCACGGTTTATGGCGGTGGCAAGAAGGTTTTTTACAAGGCGAGTCCTGAATGAATAAATACGCCAAACAGTGGCTTGACCCGCGCTGGCAAAAGCGGCGTCTCGAGATCATGCAGCGCGATGAATTTCAATGTGTAGATTGCGGTGCAGACACCAAAACCCTGAATGTCCATCACATTTACTACAACCGAGGCGCCGATGTTTGGGACTACCCTGACCATGCTCTCGTGACACTTTGCAATGAATGCCACGAGGCCGAACATGCCGTAGGTGAATCATGCGAAAGAGCCCTAATTGACGCATTCAAGAAGGTCGGATTACGTTCTTCGTATCTTGGCGCAATTGCCTTCACTATCGAACAGGTGCAGGAAAAACTTGGCACAAAAAAGGCGAAATATCTTGTCGAGATCATGGATTTCATCCTCTTCAGGCCTGTCTGCGACGAATCGGCTTTCGGTGAAATTAAGGCGCTTTACGAGAAGCTAAAACCGAAAGGTTTTTTTGCTGACAAGGGCGAAGAATGAAGCGTCCATCGTTCCAGTTTTACCCGGCCGACTGGCGCAAGGATGCGGCCCTCCAGTCGTGCTGCCTACAGGCACAAGGCCTGTGGATCAACATCATGTGCATTGCGCACGAATGCGAGCCATATGGTCACCTAGTGGTCAATGGCAAGCCGATGAACCAGGCTCAGATAGGTCGGCTGGTCGGCGTGAGCCAGAAGGAAGCTGCGGCGTTGCTGCTCGAGCTTGAAGACGCTGGCGTGCTGTCTTCTGCTGACAATGGGGCGATATTTTCACGCCGCATGGTGCGTGACGAGGAAATTAGAAACGCCCGCGCTGCTGGCGGAAATAATGGCGCCGAACACGGGAAAAAAGGGGCCGAACACGGATCTAAGGGCGGCCGCCCTAGAAAGGAAACGGGGGTTAAAAACCCCCCTTCTGATAATGATGAAACGGGGGATAAAAAACCCCCCTTATATACCCCCCCTTCATCTTCTTCTTCATCTTCACCTTCGGTAAACCCAGAGGCTATAGCACACGGTGTAGTTAACTCAGCCGAAGGTACGTCAGCAGGCACTGTCTGCGCGCGCTTGAAATCCGAAGCCCGAATGACCGACATGAACCCGTCGCATCCAAGGCTGCTAGCCATGCTCGAAGCGGGAATGACGGCCGACGAGATCATTTCGGCCGGGATCGAGGCGGTAGCGAAGGGCAAAGGCTTTCTCTACGCCCTTGCCACCGCCGAAGGCCGACGCCGCGACGCCGCGAACGTCAAGCCACTGCCGGACAAGCCAGCCGGCGCAGTCACGAAAGCCGGGCAAGCGACAGCGGAAGCTGCTGCTCGATGGCTGAAATCCGAAGGAGAAATCGCATGAGCAAAATTCGTTTCGCCAAGGCGCTTTCCGCGCTTGCCGAGTACTACGGAAAGGAGCTTTCCGACGGCGTAATTTCGCTTTACTGGCAGGGCTTGCAGCAGTTTTCCGTCGATGAAATCGAGTCGGCAATTGGCCGCCATCTCCAGAACCCTGACAGCGGCCAGTGGATGCCGAAGATTGCCGACATCGTGCGGATGATCGAGGGTACGACGCAGGATGCCGCTGCGCTGGCCTGGGCGAAGGTGATGCGCGCAGTTGGCAGCGTCGGGCAGTACCAGTCGCTGGCATTCGACGACGTCGTGATTCATCTGGTTATCGACGATCTCGGAGGCTGGCCGTCGCTGTGTCAGACGAGCGAGGACGAACTGCCGTTCCTGGCCAAGCGGTTCGAGACGAATTACCGGGCATACCGTCGCCGCGCCGACGACATCCCGCCGCATCCGCGCTACCTCGTCGGCGTCTCGGAAATGCAAAACGTGGGCGCCGGTTTCAAGTCCGATCCGCCGCGCCTTGTCGGCGATCCAGAAAAGGCCAAGCGCGTGATGATCGGCGGTTCGTCGGCGCCTCGCTTGCAGGTCAGCAGTTTCGGCGAGCGCGCATCCGCCGAGGTATTGCGCTTGGTCGACCGTAAAGATTCGGCGGCCTGATGTGCGGAGCGCACCCATGCGACAGGCCGGATTGCACCTGGTCAGCGATGTTCCGGGAGGCATGTTGGCTGCGACACATCGCGAAGCAGCCGGCGGAATGGCGGGCGCAGCACTACGCGGACTTCGAGAAGAAGCACGGGAAGCCGGCGACGGCAGAACTGAAACGGAAGGTGGGAGAGGCATGGAAAACGCTGCAGCAACCGTCGCTTTTGTGATTCTCGGCGAGCCGGCCAGCAAGGCAAACAGCCGCAAGATCGTCAGCTTTGGCGGTCGACCGGCGTCGATCAAGTCGGACAAGGCGCGCAGCTTCGAGAAGTCGGCTGTCTTGCAGATCCCGAACGAGGCAAAGCGCATGCTGACTGGAAGGCTGCGCGCGACCATCCGGATTTTCTACGCCAGCGAGCGGCCCGACCTCGATGAATCGGTGGTGCTCGATGTGCTGCAGGCGAAGTTTTCCGGATCAGGAAAGAATCTGGTGTGCGTTCGCAAGGGCGTGTATCTGAACGATCGCCAGGTTCGAGAAAAACACGTATTCCACGCGGTCGACCGCAGCAATCCGCGCGTCGAGATTGAGATTGTTACTCTCGAAGCGCAACAGGCGGTGCTGCTATGAACGTGACGACTGACCGAGTATCAGCGGCGATCAAGGGGTATGTCGCCAGCGCAAAGCGCGACCACTTCACGACGCATGACATTGCCCGGGCCATGGGCGCCGAGGAATACCACGTCCGCATCGCTTTCAGCTGGCTGACCAGAAACCGGGTGATCGAGACAATTCCAGGGGTGCGCAGCGTGCGTTACACCGGCACCCACGGCGAGAAGTATTCGGCGAATGTGTATCAACTGGTCGCGGTTTCCGCGAAGCCGGATTTCGCGGCGTTGATGGGGGTGTTCTGTCGTGGGTAAATCGATGATCAATGAACAGGAATTTCTTGCTGTTATGAAGGAGCAGATCAACGCAGCGATGATAAAAGCGGCCGAGCCGATCATCAAGGCCGCGCTGATGGAGGTTGAGAAGGAAATGCGGGCGACGTTGGCGAAACACGTTCTAGCCAGGATCGATCAGACCGTCGACATGAGAACGAAGTCTGATCTAATCGTGTTTCAAATTAGGCGCGACGGGTTTTGATGTCTTCAAAGAAATCGGTATCTCGGGCAAAGGCCGGAACTTCTAAGACAAGCGCAAAAGACCGGCGCATTGCTTTTGTCGAGGCATATTTGTCCAATGGCAGAAATGCCACGGATGCCGCTCTGCAAGCGGGTTACAGCAAGGGGGGGGCAGCAAAGCAGGGGTACAGGATGTCCAAAGACCCCGTGATTTTGTCCATGATTGACCAACGTCGGACAGAAATCGCGACCACAACGGCGCTTTCGACCAATGAAATCATGGCGGACATGGCCCGGGCTCTGCGTTTCGACCCGCGCAAGTTGTACGACGAAAACGGACAACTGAAGCCGATTCACGAACTTGATGACGACACCGCGCTCTGCCTGACTGGCATTGAGACGGTTATCGTGAAGGGAACGGAAGGAAGCGAGACGCCGCTATTCGTGAAGAAACTCAAGTGGGAAAGCAAGGCGACTGCGCGCGACCAGGCGCTCAAGGTGTTCGGGATGTACGAGAAAGACAACCAGCAGAAGGCCGGAGCCCTCGATGGCCTGCCGCGCGAACTGCTGCTTGCTATGGTGCAACGGCTGAAGGCGCTCAATGGTCAGCGATGAAGAGCTGGATGCAATGCTCGCCGGGCTTCCGCCAGAGGCTCGCGCCGCCCTGCTCGAAGAGGCCGTGACGAAGCTATCGCTCAACAAGATCGCCGACTATCGGCCGTACAAGAAGCAAAGGGAATTTCACGAACTCGGCGCCACGAAACGCGAGCGCCTGTTGCGCGCCGGAAACCAGAACGGCAAGTCGTTCTGCGTTGGATCCGAGGCGTCCTATCATCTGACGGGCAAATATCCAGAGGCCGGAGATCCTGGATTTCCAGAGGGATGGAAGGGCCGGCGCTGGAATCGCCCGGTGGTGGTGTGGGCATCGGGGGAAACCGCAGAAGCGACCCGGGACAATCCCCAGCGCGTCTTGATTGGACTGCCTGACGAAACCGGAACCGGCGCCATCCCGGCCGACTGCCTGGGCGACTATGGCATGGCGTCGGGCACGGCCGACCTATACGACTACATCAAGGTCAAGCATTACACGAATGGCGTGTTCGATGGCTGGTCGTTTCTGCGCTTCAAGTATTACGCGCAAGGGCGAAAGAAGTGGCAGGGGCCGCCGGTCGATTTCGTCTGGTTCGATGAAGAGCCGCCCGAGGACATCTACGACGAAGGCTTGGCGCGAACCATCGCCACCGGCGGCATGGCCGCCATGTCATTCACGCCGCTGCAGGGCATGTCGACCGTGGTATTGCGCTTTCTTGGCAATGAGAAGACCGATGATCGCGCCGACATCAACATGACAATCGAGGACGCCGAGCATATCTCGCCGGAAGAGCGGGCGCGCATCATTGCCAGTTTCCCGGCCCATGAGCGCGAGGCGCGCGCAAAGGGTATCCCGACGCTGGGCTCTGGCCGCATTTTCCCGATTGAGGAAGATGCAATCAAGGTTGATCCGTTCCCGATTCCAGATCACTTTGCGCAGATCAACGGTCTGGACTTTGGCTGGGATCACCCGGCGGCGGCCGCTCGCTTGGCATGGGATCGCGACGCCGACATCATCTATCTGACGCACTGCCACCGGGCGCGCGAACAAACGCCTATCCTTTTCGCGCCCGCGGTCAAGGCGTGGGGAGATTGGATCCCCGTCGCCTGGCCACATGATGGGCTGCAGCACGATAAGGGGTCGGGTGAGGAACTGGCAGAACAATATCGCTCCACCGGGCTCAACATGCTTGAAGACAAGGCAACGCACCCGCCGGCACCGGGCGACGCCGAAGGGTCTGGCGGCAATGGTGTCGAGGCCGGGCTGATGGAGATGCTCGATCGCATGCAAACCGGACGGTTCAGGGTTTTCTCGAACTTGCCGCAGTTCTTTGAGGAATTACGCCTGTATCACCGCAAGGACGGCAAGATCGTCAAGCTGATGGACGACATCATTTCAGCCAGTCGTTACGCGCTGATGATGAAGCGCTTTGCGAGAACCAAGCCGCGGGCGGGCGGCGGAAGACGAACCACTGGAAGCTGGAAATCCGCATGATGTGGCCGCGTTTCCGTTTCCTGGCCATGTAGAAAATGATGACTGGCGCCTGAAAATCAGCCCCATCTAATCGGTGGGGTTTTTTATGCCTGTTCAAATCGGTGGCGCAAAAGCCTGGAAAGTGCGCCAGCACGGCGACATCGGCGTTTCGTTCCAGTGGGTGAATGACGAGCCGGCGATGATCCTGTTCCCGGCTCGGCGCTCGCTGCCCGGCGCTGGCGCTTACGTGATCTGCCTGTCGGCGGCATTCAGGTACGCCGACTCGAAGACCGGCGCGCCGACACCGTTTCTGGTGCAAGGCTCGGTCATGGCGGCCAAGCAGCTTGGATTTTCTGCGACCGACACCTTCGCTGCGCGCAAGATCGCCGAGGTGATCGTCGATAGCCTGCCCGATCTGGTCGACATGCCGCCCGAGCCGCAGCAATTCACGCAGGAACAGACGCAGGCTATCGGCGAGATGGTCATCAAGCTCGATGGCCAGACCATCCATGAGTCGGAAGTGACCGCTCCGACCGAAGCGGAATTGAACGCGGCATGAGCGAAGGCATGGAGAATGTTCGGGCATCATCGCCATTCGATGACCCGACTCGCTACGGCGGAACATCCGGTGTTGTCGAACAAGCGCCGCGCGCCGCTCATCGCCTGGACAGCGCGCCGTTGCAAAAGACGTTCCGCAAGCTGCAGGAATGGTACGACCAGGAGATGCAGCGCCAGGCGGCCAACCGTTATCAGCAGGCGCTCGACTGCGACTACTACGATGGCTTGCAATGGACGGAAGAGGATGCGCAGGCGCTGCTCAACCGCAACCAGGCGCCGCTGGTGTTCAACGAGATCAAGCCGACGATCGACTGGATGATCGGCACCGAGCGCCGGACGCGCATCGACTTCAAGATTCTCGGACGCGAGAAGAGCGACAATGATTCGGCGAATGCCAAGACGCAGTTGTTGAAGTACCTGGATGATACCAACAAGGCGGCGTTTCATCGTTCATACGCCTTCTCTGATGCCGTTCGCGCCGGGGTGGGCTGGATCGAGATCGGGCTGCGCGGCGACCCGTCAGAGGAATTGCTGTA